CTTACCTGTCACTAAAGCTGAAATCTGCAGTAATATTGCTGAGAACTTGGGAATTGAGATTGAGTATCTGGCGGGTCTCGAAAAAGCTCCAAAGAGCACGCTTAAAGCGTTGGAAGAAGCAACAGTAACACCTTGACCTCGCCACGGGTGCATAGCAAGTAGTAGATAGTAGTAGATAGTAGTAGATAGTAGTAGATAGTAGTAGATAGTAGTAGATAGTAGTAGATAGTAGTAGATAGTAGTAGATAGTAGTAAGAAATAGCAAGTAGTAGATAGTTCGTAATAACTCTGGTCTAGAAGTAGGCTGGAGTTTTTTATCGACTAAAGAAAAGAAGGGAAGATTGGTGTTCTACTAGTGAAAGCACAGTACAATTGTAAACAATTAAGGTAAAGGAATACGGATTTAAACGATCGCGAATAGAGCCAAATTATGGCGCGTTACATAAGTATAGTAAGAAAGGGATTTTTAGCCAAATAGATAACGGTCATTGCGACCGTAGCTTAGTGATAGTAAATTATCGTTGTCCTTAGTAATTGATCAGAGGACGTTGATATTTAATGTGAAGTCATTGTGGGGTTATTGCTAGTTTGAGACAACAACGTAATAATCTATTGGATTCGTGAATGCTCTCTCCTTTAATCCGAGAGCAACACAATTGCAATAATATCACTATGTCCCTCACTAGCATTTAGTTTTGAAGAATTGTTATTGATCTTAGTATCTATCAATTTAGAATATATTTTATCACACTTTTTGAAATCTGTAAAGGTCTAATATTTGCTTAGGTGGGTTGTCTTTGCAGTGGTGAAAAAGTAGAAGAATGAAGCTGTCTTATAAAATCTATTTTTCCGAGGAGTAGACTATGCGAGTTCCTTTGCACAGTATTCCTCAAATGCTTGCTCTAACCATTCTCCATAGCTAGAGGTATATTCATCTTTTGTAAGGATGAGTTGACACCAGTCTCTACGCTCCTCACGATTTCTTCTCCACATAGAGTCTACGAAACTATAGTACTTCTCTTGGCGATCGCTCATCTAATTCACCACTGCAAAGACAGTCTTGATTTGATCTGTTGGCCAGTCAGCAATGTAGGTACCATCTACTTCTGTGAGGAGTTGCTTGTCGTCTACTTCCTTGTAACCAAGTATCTGTTCTCCTAGATAGTTTTGGCACATATCATCTGCTTCTTCGCAGGTAACAGTATCCATGCACCACTCAGGTTCATGATCATCAGGTTGTGCTATCAAGTACTTCATATGATAGGTAGCCACAGTTTCAACGACAAAGTACTTCATTATGTGCGATCCTTCTCAGCAAGTTCACCAATGGCAGAGAAAAACTCTACATCATCATCAAAAATATAGCTTCTTGCAATCCAATTCTCTTCCAAATCACGGCCATTTACTCTCAGTATAAAACCGTTTTCAACGATCTCAAACTCGTGTTTCTCATCTACTGTTTTAAACGTATCAAACATTGTTTAGTTCCTTAAATTTAGTCATTCTAAAGTTTTTATTGAGTTGAGAGCCTTTGGTACTCTCAAAGTGTTTTAATAAGTACGGAAGAAGTATCTCTGTAGGCACATATGCCTTCTCTATAATCTTCATACCTTCTCTCTGCCCTACCCAAGCTCCTTCAATAGTTTTAAAGTGAGCTTCTACAGTAGCTTTGTTATCTTCCCAGCTTGAACGCCTTGCCATGAAGTTAAAGTTAAATTGATTTGTAGTAGAGACCTTATATTCGTAGAGGTTGCCTTCCTCGTCCTGAGCATCAGCTCCCTTATCTCCTGCAACGAGCATATGTCCGAGATCGTGTGCAAGTGCTAATTCTCCTAGCCCTCCCTTACTTAGGTCTACACCTTCAGGCATAACATCGAAGGCTTTCTCAAGTGCTTCTACTACTTCACTGTACACTAACGTACAAACGCTGTAAGATCAGGCTCACGGTAGTTCGGCCCTTTCATAACCTTACCATCGTCACGGTACATTGGTCGTCCGTCTTCACCTAGCTTAGTCATATTGCTGCTATGAACTTCGTCAAAGCACTCATCAAGGTCAATACCAAAACTGTGCCCTGCACCATATACAACGTAAAGAATGTCTGTAAGTGCATCGGCAATCTCAAGCATACTCTTTTTACCAAGTCCATCTCTTAACTCCTGTACTTCTTCTTCAATTAGATCGAGGCGTAGTGCCGCGAGGTTAGTATCAGGCATCTTCGGCATATAGAGTACTTCTTGTCCAAAAGCCTCCATGAAGTCGCCTACCATTTCAAAATTACTGATTTTTAAACTCATTTTTTGTTCCTGTTTATCTGGTTTATGCGTATATTATACTCGCATTCAGCATGCTTGTCAAGAAATTTTTATTTGTTTCAGAAGTTCTTTAACTTCTTCTAGGGGATATTCGTAAAGGTGCATATTCTGTAGGCAATCATACATCATGCCCCACTCTTTAAGCCTACGATCAATCTGTACCTGAGACATCATAGCTTTAGGTGAACCATATTCGGTAATGTATACTGAGGTAGCAAGAACCTCTCGTGGGGTTGATGTATCCTCGTAGTCGTGATGAAAGTAGTCATTCTTCCTTCCAAAAACCTTATCCCAGTTGTTCTCATATAGCGATCGATCTGTACGATCTCTATCCCCCTTACCCCCGTGTGTTGCATCACTCACTTTCAATTCTCCTTAACGTAGCTAGTTTTTCTTCGTCTGTCATAATAATCCACTCCCGAATCTCGGAAGTGGTTCTCTTACAGCCCGTGCAGTATATAGCTCCAGGGTCTGTACTGTAAGTGCATACTTGAATGCAAGGCGATGGCACTACACTTACTGGCCTAGGTTTTCCTCTTCTCATATTAGTCCCATAAGTTTTCGTAGTACTTCCCAAATAGTCGAAAACCGTTGCTGATCCTTTCCTGATCGCGAAACACTAAATCATCAAAAGTCCACTCTGTTAGCTTACTCTCAAAGGCAAAAAGCATCTCGTCCATCGCCCAGTACCAAGCATCATGATGAAACTCATCAGTCTCTCCTTTTGCAGGGTCAGGTACAGTACCTATTAAATGCTGTGGTCGGTCCCCAAAACATACTAATGGAGCACTATGGGTCTGTTGACGAAGCTGAGTCAACATAGGCACAACTATGTGTGCAAGTGTATGATCCATTGACCAAGTATCGCACTTATCAATACGAACAGATACTTTAGGTACATTCTCGTAGCCAAACTTCTCATAAAGAAAATTATGGTACCAGCGGTTTTTAGGATATCCTCCTATCTTAACTTTCATAATCAATCCTCTATTGTTCTGTGCCATAGCATACTAGGTACTGATGTACCGTAGGAATCTATAACTTCGGCAGGATAGCCTTCTTTGATGTACCAAGCTCTTTTCTCTGCATCAGTTTTTTGTACCCAACCTGTGGGCATAGGCTTAGGAAACCCATACCTAGAACCGTTTGGAGGGTCTATTACTAATTCTGTATTAGCAAGTTGAAAACGTATCATTTTATTCATAGCCACCCTATAACAATGTTAATCATAATTAAGTATACACACAAAAGATTGGAAAGCACAACAAACGTGCGTATGAGAGAAATTCTATCTTCATTTTGCACATCATAGCCATCCTCTTCGTCAAAGGAGCCTAGTGCGTGTTTCCATATTGTCCACAGTCTTTTCATCACAATCCAATTAGTCCCCAGCCATGATTGGCTACAGCGTTAAGTATGATTGCCAAACAAGTAAGCATATGTGTAAACCACCAGATGCTACGAATAATGGCAATAGTGTTTGCTTGTCGATCTGTTTCACCAACTTTCTCCCCTAATGATTTAGCCCAAATTCTCCACCACATTCTAATTCTGCTATAAGTCTTTAGCTTCATACGAGTTTACTCCAGTCTGTATCTTCAGGCATCATCTGTATCTGACCCCCAAATTGTTCCTCTTTTTTGAGTTTATTGTAGATACCTGCGTTATTCATACGCAAACCATAACCTTCTTTGTGACATCTGTAGAGTGAGCCGCTTTCACCATAGAACTCATAGTAGTCACCATCTTCTTTAACTTGAGTAACACCGCTATTGATTCTCCAACTGTCATTACCCAAGTACCCACCACTCCATCCTGCTAGAACTTTGTAGAAAGGGAAAGCACCTTTGCCTTCTTTGATCTTTAGTACTACCCAGTTGTCTGGTGTATATTCAGTCACGTTCCCAAACTCCTATGTACCACTCGTTAAATGCTGTAAAATCTTCTTCTAGTTCAAAGCGTACAGTATCAAAGTATACGTCTGTAAACTCTTTAATATCATATCTCCATTGAAAGCAGTGATCTTTACACCACTCTCTCACTGCACGCCGAAGGTCAGTATGTGCATCAGTGTCATAGTCGCTATACGGTATCCATTTACGTTTATGATCTACAATCTCTTGGGGTGTCATAGGTCGTTCTCCGATATAATAGCAATGTGTTCATCTGCATCAAAGTGATAGCCTACTGCCTGCATAAAGTATTGAAAGTGTTCTAACATATCATCGCGTCTTATATCTTTCTGCATAATATCATAAGTAACTCTAGTATTTACAGAGCTGTTAATCGGACACTCATACGGGTGGCATATAAACTGCACATACGGTCTATCCAATTCTTGATGAGTCATTCTTGTCTACCTCTCTTTTCATTTTATCGTAATTTATTTTATCGTCATAGTCATTTTGCTTATCTTGTACCGTTAAGTATGATCCCCACAAGCCTGCTGTAAAGAGCACTATTACAAATACTGAAATAATTATATCTAACATTATACATTCTCCCACAATAAATCGGTGAGTATAGTCTCATAGCCATAGGCTTCAACTTCCCAAGGCAGATCCATATAATCTACATGGTCACAGTCGATAACTTCTTTGTTATGCTTCCATACGTTATCAACCATGTTTATTTGTCCTCTGCAAAACTGCTTAGCATGAACTAATTCGTGTGCTATGTTTGATGCCAGCTCATGATCTTCGTATGCAATCTCTTCTCCGTCCATGACCCAGTGGGTAGCAAGACTAACAACAGCTTCTACCTCGTCACCGATACAGAAACCTGCGTGAGTACCGGGAACACAGTTATGTTCTTCTTTAGTGTCTACAAATTTTAGTAGTTCAAAATAAATGTCGTAAGTCGCATCCCTAGGAAAAAGGGCGACAACACATTCGTCAATAAAAGTACCAAACTTGTCTAACGCTTTGTTCTCGGTATATACATTAATCATTTAATTCTCCAGTTTAGAATATAATTATACGCTTATCTGAGTAAGCTGTCAAGAACTATTTCATGGAAAGCGGGTTTAACGCTTGAGCTTCTCGCCTCTTTCTCTCTCTATTAACTGCGGCAGCTTTCTTGCGCTTCTTTTTAGATGTTTTCTTTTCGTGCTGTTGTTTTTCTTTGTAGTCATACAACACATTGCTTTCTGTTACTTTCTTGCGAAATACACGCAAAGCTTGTTCTACATTACCGTTTCGTACTTTAACTGTCATAGATCACCGTCCCTATCTATATACATCCATACGCCTAGCAAGGCAAATATTACTGTCCATTCTAATAATCCCATTATGTTTTAAACCTGTATCCTCTTTTTCTTAGATAAGCCACTTGGTTACGAATAGATTGCTCTGTTCGTCCCGGCAGCATATACATCATTGACTCAATATCTTGGTAGAAATAATGGGCAGCAAGCAATTTGCGCTCATCATCAGTCCAAGGCTTTCTTTTATATTTTTTCATGGAAGTATTATATCGAAATACGGGTATGTTGTCAAGAAATTTTTTTGGGGTCGCTTAAAAATTCTTCTTGACATTTAACACTATTTTAGGTATAATTGCCCTAAAAGAAATAAGAACTTTATTCGGCATTCCAAAGATACTTCTTGACTGTGCCCTTATTTATGCGTATAATAGTTATTCTGAAATGGAGAACTAATCCAAGACACGGAGAAATTAAATGTTAGAACTAGCTGTACTTGCGTTTTGTATGATAGGCTGTGGACTTCACTGCCATGCTTTAGGAAAACAACAGGGTATCGAAGCAACTGTAGAACATCTTATAGAGGAGGGACTACTAGAAGTAGATGAATAAATTAATAATTAGAACGGAAGTAGGCAAGAACGTAGTAGATCGTATGTACTTTGTAGAAGATGCACACACTCTGTATGTTAGAACAACTAATCTACAGGTAGCAGAAGACCTATTCAAACAACTCAAACTAGAATACCAAGAGGAATTAAAAAATGCCAGTAAAATTTAAAGAATCAAGCTCAGTATTAGTAGATCGTCAAGCTAAGAAGTATAAGAAAATAAATTACTACTTGCACGCCACGCCTACAGAAACTATCGTAAAGGCTATTGAAGACGGTAATGCAAAGCCTAAGCACAAGCAGAAGTGGCGCAATGAATTGGTACGACGCGGTGTAATGAATGGGTAGTGAAATAACAATTTATAGCAGGGATGCTTGTATTTATTGTGACATGGCGATTAGACTTGCCGTGAGTAAGAAAATGAATCTAACAGTACTAAAGTTAGATAAAGACTATAGCATAGAAGAGTTTACAGCTAAGTTTATGTATGCTAAAACTGTTCCCCAGATCATATTGAACGGGGAACATATAGGTGGATACCAAGACCTAAAAGACTTGGTATAGGAAAGTAGTCTCCCTGGAGTAGGCTACGAAAGGGCCTATGGCCTAAGAAGTATGGAGAAGAAGTGTGGATAAGAGAGAAGAGGCCGTGTGCTATTTATGCAACATGGTTACAGCGATTAGTTGTTTAGCCTTACCGTTTATAACAATATACGCCAGCGCAGTAGCAGCAGGATAGGAGAATAACACATGAATAGGGAACAAGTACAAAAACAATTAGCAATTGACGAAGGGATAGTAAACGCAGTCTACTTAGATCATTTAGGCTATGCCACTTTTGGCATCGGGCATCTAATATTAGAAAAAGATCCAGAGTACGGCTTAGACGTTGATACTCCTATATCCGAAGAGAGGGTTACAGAAGCGTTCCAAGCGGATTTAGATATTGCAATTAGCGAATGTAAAGTTCTTTATAGTATGTGGGATACTTATCCAGAGGAAGTACAAGAGATACTAGTAAACATGCTATTTAATCTTGGAAGACCTCGCCTTACTAAGTTTAAAAACTTTAAAAAAGCAGTTGATGCACATGATTGGGCACAGGCAGGTATAGAAGGCAGAGACTCTGCTTGGTACAGGCAGGTCGGTAATCGTGCAGAAAGGCTGATGGTAAGAATGGAAAGTGTCTAAGCTTCTAGTAGGAATCATAATAGCGATGGGTGGTGCAGGTTTTCTGTACTACCAATTCGCTATTGTGCCTATGAAAAATAAATTAGAAGAACAGACAGCAGTAATTTTAGCCCAAGACTTGCGAGATCAAGAGCAGAAAGCTACAATAGCCGCAATCGTTGAGACAGCAGAGAAGACAGCACTAGCTAGTGCATCTCTTCAGAAGCAGAATCAACAGTATGAAACTCAGATGTCTGACTATTTAGATATTTTTCGTAGACACAATATAGCCCAGCTTGCTAGTGCAAAACCTGGGTTGATTACAAAAAAAGCAAACAAAGCAACAAAGGAGGTCTTTGATGAAATTGAAGATATTAGCAGGCGCATTAATTCTCTCAACGATTAGTGGCTGTAGCTTATTACAAGTACCTGCTCGTGAAGTAGAGATTATCTCTAAACCTATCCAGATTATGATTACACAACCTATCATGCCACGACCCCTTGATCTCAAGGAGCCGAACTGGTATGTAGTATCAGATGCTAAGATAGCAGGAGAGGATAGGACTTATTTCGACAGATTTGTAGAAGATATTAAAAAGAAACACGGAGGAGACTTGGTGTTTGTAGCAATGAGTGTAGCAGATTATGAGCTTATGTCTTATAATACGCAAGAGTTAAAAAAGTATATTAGCCAGTTGGGCGAAGTAATTATATACTATAAAGAGGTAACTACTAATGAAAAAGAAGAATCCAGTAGCAAAGTTCCAGCGAAGGTACAATAAGTCTAAAGTATTCAAGGATAGAAAACGAGAAGCCAAAAAGAAAGGCGAACTGCATACATATAAGGATGAAGAGTGAGAATATTTGTAGGACATGACTCCACACAACCAGAGAATACAGACGTATGTGTCCGGTCTATAGAAAGATTCGGGCATACAGTAACACTCCTAGATAAAAAAGATTTAGCTAGAGATCATGGGTACAATAGAGAAAGTGAAGATGGTTCTACAGAATTTACTTATACTCGATTTTTAGTACCTTATTTATGTGGATACAAAGGCATAGCAATGTTCTGTGATAGTGACTTTGTATGGCGCAAAGACCCTGCGATACTAAACAACATAGTAGGCGGTGCTCCTGTAACAGTAGTAAAACATTTAATAAAACAAGTACGAGAGTATCATAAGTTTCTTTCTCATAAAAATGAATGGTACCCCCGTAAGTGGTGGAGTTCTATGATGGTATTTAACTGCGAACACGAAGACTGCTCGCAACTCACTTTAGATGCAGTAAACAAACAGAGTCCTCAATGGTTACATAGATTTGAGTGGGCAACCGATATAGGAAGACTCGATGAGTCCTATAACTACTTAGTAGGGTACTACAACTTTGACAAAGACCCAGTAGCAGTACATTTTACAGACGGAACACCAGTCTATACAGATTATTCACACGATGAGTTCGCGGAGGACTGGAATGCACTTAGAGATCTTTAAAGAGTTTATAAAAGATAAAAGTATTATTATAGTAGGTAACGATTCAAACGCTTTACAGCAACTTAATGGAGAGTTCATTGATTCTCATGATATAGTTCTACGGTTCGGTAAAGGATTACCCACAGATAAAACCTCAATGTATATAGGGGCTAAAACAGACATATGGGTAACAGGCCAGCTAAGACAAAAGATAGTAGAGAGAGTGAGAAAGGACGTAAAAATACTTTTTAACAACTCTTTATACGACCCAGTAAGGGGTAGGATAGAAAGAGATCACTTACAGATGTACTCTAACGAAGACATAGAGCTGATACAGGACGCCTATTTTATACCTGATAAGAGAAGACTAAGTGCAGGGTGTGTAACAAGCCATTGGATAGCCCATGTAGCTACTGGATGGAAAAGTCTTACGTGGATTAACTTTGATTGTTTTCGTAATTGGTTTGAGTACTATGACGAAGGAGCAGGCATGAATAGCTTAGCTAGTTGTTGGCATGTACCTTTACTAAGAAAAGACTGGGTAGGGTGGAAGCCCACTGACGGAGATGACCACCCCGCGCACGACCCTAGTACAGAAGAAAGAATTTATAGAGACTTACTTACTTTCCCTGCAACGCATTGGTCTGGTAAGTTCTTTGAAGAAACAAAGTATATAGCTCCTCCTCGCGTTGCATGGACGAAGGGAAGATCACCAGTACGGAAATAGTTCTTGACAGTTTTACTAAATTCAAGTATAATAGTGGTTCAATTGTAGGGAGATTACCATTAATTTATTTTACCTAGACCAAGACCTCGACAAATGTGCTGAGTATCATGTAGACAAGCACATTGTAAAGATGCCCCTAGAAGTAGCACAGCTTATGTGTACTGCTATCTGGGTTGACGAGCATCTAGGCTTTATACCTCGCGCTCTCAATAAAGAAGAGCGAGATCATCTTAATGCCTTAAAAAAAGATATTAAACATCTTCCAATGGAAGAACGACCCTTAACCCCTTATCTACCGATGATGTACAACCACCCTTGCACTATATGGGTACGCTCTTCGCTAGACAATTTTGAATGGACACACTGTTATGGTAATGCTCTCAATGACGAATATCATTATCGCTATGCGAAACAACACAAGTCGATTGTGGAAGTGGTTAACAAGCTACCAGAGCCACGGAATCTACCAAGAAAAGGATTCACCACCTTCGGACTAGCGATGCCTGATGAACTTAAAGACTACGACAACCCTATACAATCTTACAGGGATTACTATCACCTTGATAAAGCCACCTTTGCCACCTGGTCGCATAGGCCCAAACCTGACTGGTGGAACGAAGACTATGCAGACTACGAAAAAAGGATCACAGCCAAATGACACAAGTAAAACTTATATCGACATCTTCGCCTGACCTTATTGCAGATATTGCATATATGGCTAGGGTGTCCAACCCAGCTAACCAGAGTAACGAACTTACCTCTCGTAAGCTAGTAGAGTACCTAATCAAGCATAAACACTGGTCTCCTTTTGAGATGTGTGGTATTACTATGGAGATCAACACTACTCGTGACATTGCTCACCAGATAGTACGTCATCGTAGCTTTGCCTTTCAAGAGTTTAGCCAACGATATGCCGACCCTGCGGCAATGGGCTATCCTTTTGAATTACGAGAAACTCGTATGCAAGATACAAAGAATCGTCAGAATAGTATCGAATCAACAGATAATATCCTAGAGGCTCAGTGGATATTGAGACAGAAAAAAGTAATAGCTTCAGCAGAAAATGCTTACAATTGGGCTATTGAGAATGGCATTGCTAAAGAGCAGGCAAGAGCAGTACTTCCAGAAGGTCTTACTAGGACTCGTTTGTATATGCACGGAACAATACGATCATGGATTCACTTCATTGATGTGCGTACCACTGCTGGCACACAGAAAGAACATATGGATATTGCACGACAGTGTGCATATGAAATCAATCCAATGTTTCCTCTGATTAAGGATTTCGTACATGAGTAATCCACTAGAAAAGCAAGAAGGCGGCCAACACTACAAAGATTTAAAAATACAACCAATCGAATATATCCATGCAAATAACCTAGGGTATATTGAGGGTAATATAGTAAAGTATGTTACTAGGCACTCACAGAAGAACGGTGCAGAAGATATTAAGAAAGTTATTCATTATTGCGAATTATTATTGGAGTTAGAGTATGGCACGAACAAAGAAGAAGAGCTACGAGAACCTATCGCCAACGAACGTGGGGAAGGTGAAGCTCCTGCTAGACTCAACTGTTTCGGAAAAACCTATTACAAAGAAGGAAGCGTGTGACTTATTAAACATCGCCTACAATACTACTAGGCTAGGTAAGATTATAGAAGAATATGATGAGCAAAGAGCATATACCAAAAAACGAAAAGGGTCTCTACGCGGCCGTCCTGCGTCTGATGCGGAAATCAATGAAGCGTGCACAAGCTTCCTCGCAGGCAACACTATTACAGATATATCAAAACGTCTTTTTCGTTCCGCCGGGTTCGTACGAGCAATTCTTGAAAGAGTTGGAGTCCCAGAAAGACCAGGAAACCAAGAAGAAAGACTGACTCCTCACTACTTTCCAGATGAGTGTGTAGCTACAGATTTTGATTATGGAGAAATAGCATGGTCAGCAACGTACCATAGTACAGTTATTATTAAAGAAAGACTAACACCTGAGTACGTATCTTCAAAGAAAGGAATGTCCCCCGTAGATTACGAAAGTAAGTACGGAGGCCCTTGTTACAGTATATATGTAGTGCAGAAGGTTGATAGCGAAGACACGTTCTTCTCTAATGTTACTTCTGGAGGTTTTAACGCATATGCCCCTTCTTACGAGCTGGGCAAGTTACAGCATCTGAAACAGTATGGTGTAAATTTAGAGAGACTATGATTACTATTGGAGAGTCAGCATACGAACCTTTACGCAGTAAGCTGGCGGAAAAACCAGATTGCGAAGGAATAAGAGTAGGAGTACGGACAGTAGGCTGTAGTGGATTGGCCTATGTTTTAGAGTACTCATACAACATGGAACGAGATGATACAGTTATACATGACCGAGGTGTAACACTAGTCATTGACGAAAAAAGTAGGGTATACCTTGCAGGATCAGTACTAGAGTATTTGTACGAAGGGTTGTCAGAGGGATTCAAATTTGTAAACCCTAACGTCACAGCCGAGTGTGGGTGCGGAGAGAGCTTCCACATTAACTAGGAGATAGAAATGGCATACAGTAAACAATTATTAGACCATTATGAGAATCCACGCAATGTGGGTATCCTTGATGAAAACGCCTTTAACGTAGGCACAGGCATGGTAGGAGCACCCGCGTGTGGGGATGTTATGCGTCTGCAAATACAAGTAGATGATAACGATGTAATAGTAGATGCAAAGTTTAAAACATATGGGTGCGGTAGTGCTATTGCAAGCAGTAGTTTACTAACTGAGATGGTGCAAGGAATGACACTAGATGCTGCGTCACAGATAAAGAACACAACACTTGCTCATGAACTTGCCTTGCCCCCTGTAAAAATACACTGTTCAGTACTAGCAGAAGACGCAATAAAAAGTGCGATAAAAAATGTAAGAGATAAGAAAAAATAAGTCTTGACAAGATGGTTAAAATTGCCGTATAATATCTTTTCAAATAAAGGAGAATACCATTGGGCGACCGATTCTATACTCAACAACTACAAGCTCTGGGCGATTGCCCAGGAAACAAAAACCCTAACAGAAGGACACGCAAAGTGGCTTGGGACGACGACAAAAAAGCAAAAGCAGTATCACTATATGAAGCATCAGACCCTACTCCAGAAACATCTATGGAGATTGTAAAAGATATTGCAGAAGAACTAGACGAATCACCTAATGGTGTTCGTATGATCTTAACAAAAGCTGGCGTTTATGTTAAGAAAACACCTGCCGCTAAATCCAGTGGTGGAGCTACAGGCGGAGGGGCAGGTACGCGAGTATCTAAAGCTGCCGCAGCTGATGCGCTTATTGCCGCACTCAGTGATGCCGGACAACCTGTAGATGAAGAGATTATTGCCAAACTTACTGGTAAAGCATCTCAATACTTCACTTCGATTTTAGTTGCTATTAGCGAAGCATAAGTACCTACCCTGCTAGATTCGTCTAGCGGGGTATTTTTGTATCTATAGAAACCACCTTGCTGTAAGTAGTTTCACAATAATGATTGCTGAAATACTACCAAGGAGCTATAGTTGAAAAAGCAAGAACTGGCGCATTTAGTGCGCGAATATGGAGATGCCATTATTACTTATCGTAGTGCACACTCCAAGAAACTAAAGTACAATGTCTGTACCTTAGATTTCACAACACCCTACATCCAGAAGAAAAAGAATAGAGCCAAAGAAACGGATGATACTCTTCTCTTCTTTTGTTGGGATACTGACTCATATAGATTACTCAGACCTTCAAACGTGTCTAGTGTACTGCCCTTGGCATCTATCCTCAAAAACGAGGGTAGACGATAATGGATTTACATCAGGCTCCCGAAGCGTACTCGCGTGTCATACATTATGATAAAGTTAAAGAAGTACAGATAAGACTTACCATTAATACATTCAGAGGTGTAGAATACATGCACTTACGGAAGTATTATATGGATTTTGAAGAAGAATGGAAACCAACACCTGAAGGAGTTGCAATGCCCCTAGACCTTTCTAACTCAAGAGAAATGTTTGCAGGTCTAATAGAGATATTATCTCTAGCAGAGTCTAAAAGTTTAATAGAGGAACATTTCCTAGATCTAATTAAGGATCTCTACAAATAGTTCTTGACAGTGCTGCTTAAATTCCGTATAATATACTTTCTTATTTAGGAAAAGAATATGCGATCATTTTTAGACAGAGCGAGTACTATGTACTACGAAGGTTATCCTCTCATTTCTGATGAAGAGTTCGATCTTCTAGCACAGAAACATAACTACACGACAGTTGGGTATGAGGTTACTGATGCAGTGCCACATACATTCCAAATGTACTCGTTACAGAAGTGTTTTGACTTAGCCAAAGCTCCTTTAGATATTAAGCAGTGTCTTGTTAGTCCTAAATTGGATGGAGCAGCAGTATCTTTACTATATGTTAACGGACACCTAGAGTTAGCTTTAACTAGAGGCGACGGAGTACAAGGTAGAGACATCACTGATA